ACTTCGCAAAGTTGAGCGATCAGTCTGATTTGATGAGGGCGGAGGTGTCAGAGTAGATGATGTGGTTAGTCATAGCAATTATATTACTAGTCATCTTATTGTTTGGTGTGATGTTGCAAGCTGAACAGTTAAAAGGCGATGTGAAAGTTAAAGAGCGGTAGATAGAGATATTAAGAAGTAGATTGAGACATTTTGAAGATTAAACATATTTGTACGGAGGGTATTCATGACTAAAAAGAAATACGGATTAAAATTATCAACAGTTCGGAAATTAGAAGACGAGTTGTGCGATTATCCTAATTATCATAAACAACTTGAAGATTTAAGAAGTGAAATAATGACACCGTGGATTCCAACAGATACAAATATAGGCGGGGAGTTTGTACCATCTAATACATCAAAAACAGAAATGGCAGTAACTAATTATCTTTGTAGTATACGAAGAGGTAAAATTCTTGAGTTTAAGAGTGCGATTGAACGTATAATCAACACATCAAGTAGGAAAGAACGCGAATTCATTCAAGAGTATTATTTTAATAAAAAGACTTTGATTGCGGTTTGTTATGACATACACATCTCTGAAAGTACAGCGCATAGAATCAAGAAGAAAATAGTGTCTAAACTAGCCGAAGAATTAGGAGAATACTAAATTTGACAGTAAAATGACAGTTTTTGACACCTATAACGAGATATTATGATAGTGTAGGATATTGACTATCTTACTGCGTTTCCCTTATCGCAATTAGGAATAAAGGATCTATGTGGGTTGGCTGATTATAGCCAATCCCTTTTTTAATTTTAAAAAGCGTATAGCGCGAGAGTTGGTGGTAAATGAAATGAACAAATTAACTAAAAAGCAACGTTTGTTTGCAGAAGTATATACAATACCTGGTACTGAATGTTATGGCAATGCTACTAAGTCAGCTGTGCATGCCGGATATAGCGAAAAGACGGCGTACTCACAAGGACAGCGTATGTTGAAGAATGTTGAAATTCAGAATTATATCAAGGAGGTTGAAACAAAACTCTTTGACGAGAATATTATGTCAGGTAAAGAAGTGTTGTATAGGCTAACTAGAACAGCTAGAGGAGAACACACGGAAGTTGAAGCTGTCGTAACAAAAACTGGAGACTATAAAGAGAATCCGGATACTGGCAAAATGCAATTAGTATACGATGAACACATACAACTTGTTACTAAGTCACCTAAAATAAGTGACCAAAACAAAGCCTTAGAGATGTTAGGTAGACATCACAAATTATTTACAGACAAACAAGAAGTCGACCACAAAATACCGATGTTTGTTGATAATATTCCGGAAGATGATTAGTCATGTATGAAATACTTGATCTAAAAAATAAAATCGGTGGTGGCTACAATAAGTTTTGGCACAACAAAAACTTTTACCGTGTTGTTAAAGGTTCAAGGGGTAGCAAGAAAAGTAAAACTACCGCTATTAATCTCATTTATCGAATAATGAAATATGATTGGGCAAATATACTTGTAGTCAGAAGATTTAGCAACACTAACAAACAATCAACGTATACAGATTTAAAGTGGGCAACTAACCAATTAGGCGTTGCTCACTTATTTAAATTCAACGAAAGTTTGCCGGAAATAACGTATAAACCTACTGGACAAAAAATACTGTTTAGAGGTTTAGACGACCCATTGAAAATAACATCGATTACTGTTGATACAGGCATTTTGTGTTGGGCTTGGTTTGAAGAGGCTTATCAAATAGAAACATTCGCTAAGTTTAGCACTGTTGTTGAGTCAATACGTGGTAGCTACGATAGTCCGGAATTTTTCAAGCAAATCACAGTCACTTTTAACCCGTGGTCGGAAAGACATTGGTTGAAGCCTACATTTTTTGATGAAGAAACAAAATTAAACAATACTTTTTCAGATACAACAACTTATAGAGTTAATGAATGGCTAGATAAAGTCGATATTGAACGATATGAAGATTTGTATATAAAGAATCCTAGACGTGCAAGAATCGTTTGTGATGGAGATTGGGGTGTTGCAGAGGGGCTTGTATTCGATAATTTTAAAGTGGAAGACTTTGATTGGTTTGAGGAGTTTAAAAGAACGCAAGAAATAACTCACGGAATGGATTTTGGATTTAGTCAAGACCCTACAACAGTTGTTAGTACGGTTGTAGATTTAAAAAACAAAAAGTTATTCATCTATGATGAACACTATAAAAAAGCGATGTTAACTGATGATATAAAACAAATGCTTATTAAAAAAGGATTAGGTGATGTAGATATTGCAGCTGATTATGGGGCTGGTGGAGATAGAGTGATCAGTGAATTGAAATCTAAAGGGATTAAAGGTATAAGAAAAGCGTTGAAAGGCGCTAATACTATTTTACCAGGCATTCAATTCATTCAAGGCTTTGAAGTTATTATACACCCATCATGTGAACACGCTATTGAAGAGTTCAACACTTATACATTTGACCAAGATAATGATGGTAAGTGGTTGAACAAGCCTATAGATGCTAATAACCATATTATCGATGCATTGCGTTATAGTCTTGAGAAATATCATATCGTACGTAAAAAACGTAAAAAGAATATAGAAAGCAAAACAAAAGTAATTAAATCTCTAGGATTATAGGAGGGAACAAATGTTAAAGGCAAACGAATTTGAAACGGATACTGATTTACGAGAAAACAGAAATTACTTGTTTAACGATGAAGCTAATGTTGTTTACACATATGACGGGACAGAGTCTGATTTATTACAAAACATTAATGAAGTAAGTAAATACATTGAACATCACATGGATTACCAACGACCTAGATTAAAAGTGTTAAGTGATTATTACGAAGGTAAAACTAAGAATCTGGTTGAGTTAACACGACGCAAAGAAGAGTACATGGCAGATAACCGTGTAGCGCATGATTACGCATCTTATATTAGCGATTTTATTAACGGTTATTTCTTAGGTAATCCGATTCAATGTCAAGATGATGATAAAGATGTATTAGAAGCTATTGAGGCGTTCAATGATTTAAATGATGTTGAGTCACACAATAGATCTTTAGGATTAGATTTGTCAATTTATGGCAAAGCTTATGAGTTAATGATTAGAAACCAAGATGATGAAACGCGTTTATACAAGAGTGATGCAATGAGTACTTTTGTCATATACGACAATACAATTGAACGTAATAGTATCGCAGGAGTTAGATATTTAAGAACTAAACCAATAGACAAGACTGACGAAGATGAAGTGTTTACAGTTGATTTATTTACTTCTCACGGTGTTTATAGATATCTTACCAGTAGAACAAATGGATTGAAGCTCACACCACGTGAAAACGGTTTTGAATCACACTCTTTCGAACGTATGCCTATTACAGAATTTAGCAACAACGAAAGAAGAAAAGGGGGTTATGAGAAAGTAATCACTTTAATTGATTTGTATGATAATGCTGAATCAGATACTGCTAACTATATGAGTGATTTAAATGACGCTATGTTACTTATTAAAGGTAATTTAAATTTAGATCCTGTAGAAGTTAGAAAACAAAAGGAAGCTAACGTGTTATTTTTAGAGCCAACCGTTTATGAGAATAGGGATACAGGTATCGAAACAGAAGGTTCAGTTGACGGCGGTTATATTTATAAACAATACGATGTACAAGGTACCGAAGCTTATAAAGACCGTTTGAACAGTGATATACACATGTTTACCAACACGCCTAACATGAAAGATGATAACTTTAGTGGCACTCAATCGGGCGAGGCAATGAAATACAAATTATTCGGATTAGAACAACGTACTAAAACTAAAGAAGGATTGTTCACTAAAGGGTTAAGACGTCGTGCTAAGTTGTTAGAGACAATACTTAAAAATACACGGTCGATTGACGCTAACAAAGATTTCAATACTGTTAGATACGTATACAACAGAAACTTACCTAAATCATTAATCGAAGAATTAAAAGCTTATATTGATTCTGGTGGGAAGATTAGCCAAACAACTTTAATGTCTCTATTCTCGTTCTTCCAAGACCCTGAATTGGAAGTCAAGAAAATAGAAGAAGATGAGAAAGAATCTATTAAAAAAGCTCAAAAAGGTATTTATAAAGACCCTAGAGACATCAATGATGACGAACAAGATGATGATACAAAAGATACTGTTGATAAAAAGGAATGATTGTAATTGCCTAACAAAAACACTCAAGAATATTGGGAAGAACGCGGACGCAAAGCAATCGAGAATGAGTTAAAGCGAGATAAAACTAAAGCTGAAGAAATAGAACGTATATTGAATATGATGATTAAGCGCATTGAAAAAGAAATCAATGCGTTTATTGTTAAGTACGGAGATTTTGCAGGCGTTACATTACAAGAAGCACAAAAGATTATTGATGAGTTCGATGTAAAAGCGTTTCAAGAAGAAGCAAAAAGATTGGTCGAAAACAAGGACTTTAGCGATAGAGCAAATGAAGAATTAAAGAAGTATAACACGAAAATGTATGTATCTAGAGAACAGATGTTAAAGATTCAAATCGAATTCTTAATTGCTTATGCAACAGCTCAAACTGAATTATCTATGAGGGAATATTTCGAATCAACAGCTTATCGTGTGTTCAGTGATCAAGCAGGTATTTTAGGTGAAGGTGTACAAGTAGCTAAAGAAGTTATAGATACAATCGTTGATACACAATTTCATGGTGTCGTTTGGTCAGAGCGATTATGGACTAATACTGAAGCGATGAAACAAGAAGTAGAAGAAATAATTGCTAATGTGGTTATTAGAGGTCGACATCCAAATGAATATGTTAAAGATATGCGCAAGCACCTAAACAAATTCGAAGGCACAGCAAGACAAAAGACTGCAGCAATTAAATCATTGCTTTATACGGAATCGGCACGTGTTCACGCACAATCAAGTATTGACAGCATGAAAGAAATTTCACCGGAAGGATATTATATGTATATTGCAAAAATTGATAGTAGAACAACTAAAGTATGCAAGGGGCTTAATGGAGAAATATTCAAAGTTAAAGACGCTAAAATTGGTGTTAATTTCTACCCTATGCATATCAATTGTCGTTCAGATTGTGCATTACTACCTAAATCTATGTGGCCGAAAAAACCAAACAAAAAACGACAAACAAAATACTTTGGAGGAAAAGTGAAAAGCGATGATTGATTTAAAAGTAAAAGTTTTTAAAGGCAAGTTAGCATTGTATGATAGTAAATTAAGTGTTTGGAGGATATTGGTATGAGCAATACTGACAAATACCTTAGAGACATAGCAAGAGAGTTAAAAGGTATACGTAAAGAGTTACAAAAGCGAAACGAAACAGTTATTATTGATGCAAACTTAGACAGCGTAAGGTCGGCAGTATTAGCCAATAAAGAAAAACCGAAATATAACGAACCACTCTTTTAATAGCTAGCACTTAATTGTGTTGGCTATTTTTTATGTCCAAAACGTGCTGATGACATAAAAAGCACGCATGGAAAAACAGTCGACAGACTATAAATGGAGGTATATCTCATGGAAGAAAATAAACTTAAGTTTAATTTGCAATTTTTTGCAGACCAATCAGATGATCCGGATGAACCAGGTGGAGATGGTAAAAAAAGAGATCCTGATAATAAAGAAAATGACGAAGGTACTGAAATAACTTTCACGCCAGAGCAACAAAAGAAAGTTGATGAAATACTTGAACGTCGTGTAGCCCACGAAAAGAAAAAAGCTGATGAGTATGCAAGAGAAAAAGCAGAAGAAGCTGCTAAAGAAGCTGCTAAATTAGCGAAAATGAACAAGGATCAAAAAGATGAATATGAACGCGAGCAAATGGAAAAAGAGCTGGAGCAATTACGCTCAGAAAAACAATTAAATGAAATGCGTTCAGAAGCAAGGAAAATGTTAAGCGAAGCGGAAGTTGATTCATCAGATGAGGTTGTTAATTTAGTTGTAACAGATACTGCTGAACAAACTAAATTGAATGTTGAAGCTTTTTCTAATGCAGTAAAAAAAGCGGTTAATGAAGCGGTTAAGATTAACGCTAGACAATCGCCATTGACTGGTGGAGATTCATTTAATCACTCGACTAAAAATAAACCGCAAAACTTAGCTGAAATAGCTAGACAAAAAAGAATTATTAAAAATTAACGGAGGCATTTAAATGGAACAAACACAAAAATTAAAATTAAATTTGCAACATTTTGCGAGTAACAATGTTAAACCGCAAGTATTTAACCCTGATAATGTAATGATGCACGAAAAGAAAGATGGCACGTTGATGAATGAATTCACAACGCCCATCTTACAAGAGGTTATGGAAAACTCTAAAATCATGCAATTAGGTAAGTACGAACCAATGGAAGGTACTGAGAAGAAGTTTACTTTTTGGGCTGATAAACCAGGTGCTTACTGGGTAGGTGAAGGTCAAAAAATCGAAACGTCTAAGGCTACTTGGGTTAATGCTACAATGAGAGCGTTTAAATTAGGGGTTATCTTACCTGTAACAAAAGAGTTTTTGAATTACACTTATTCACAATTCTTTGAAGAGATGAAACCTATGATTGCTGAAGCTTTCTATAAAAAGTTTGATGAAGCGGGTATTTTGAATCAAGGTAACAATCCATTCGGTAAATCAATTGCACAATCAATTGAAAAAACTAATAAGGTTATTAAAGGTGACTTCACACAAGATAACATTATTGATTTAGAGGCATTACTTGAAGATGACGAATTAGAAGCAAATGCGTTTATCTCAAAAACACAAAACAGAAGCTTGTTACGTAAAATTGTAGATCCTGAAACGAAAGAACGTATTTATGACCGTAACAGTGATACGTTAGATGGTCTACCTGTGGTTAACCTTAAATCAAGCAACTTAAAACGTGGTGAGTTAATCACTGGTGATTTCGATAAGTTGATTTACGGTATCCCTCAATTAATTGAATACAAAATCGATGAAACTGCACAATTATCTACAGTCAAAAATGAAGATGGAACACCTGTAAACTTGTTTGAACAAGACATGGTGGCATTACGTGCAACTATGCATGTAGCATTGCATATCGCTGATGATAAAGCGTTTGCTAAGTTAGTTCCTGCTGATGCAAAACCATCTTCAAATCCAGGAGAAGTTTAATAAATAATTAGGAGTGGTAACATGCCCGAAATCATTGGAATTGTTAAAGTAGATTTTACAGATTTAGAAGATAACAGACATGTCTATATGAAAGGGCATGTCTACCCTCGCAAAGGTTATGATCCTACAGATGAACGTATCAAAGCTTTAGCTAGTGTTGAAAATAAACGCAACGAACAAATGATTTACATTGTAAATGACAAATTAACCAAAAAAGAACTTGTCGAAATAGCAAGTGTTGCTGGCTTACAAGTTGATGAAAAACAAACAAAAGCTGAAATTATCAACACTTTTGAGTCGCTAGAGTAGGTGGTTATATGACTACGCTAGCTGATGTAAAAAAACGTATTGGCCTTAAAGATGAAAAGCAAGATGAACAATTAGAGGAAATTATAAAAAGTTGTGAAAGCCAGTTGTTATCAATGTTACCTATTGAAGTTGAACAAATACCGGAAAGGTTTAGTTACATGATTAAAGAAGTTGCAGTTAAACGCTACAACAGGATTGGTGCTGAAGGTATGACATCAGAAGCGGTTGACGGACGTAGCAATGCGTATGAATTGAACGATTTCAAGGAGTATGAAGCTATTATTGATAATTACTTTAATGCTAGAACGAGAACTAAAAAAGGAAGGGCTGTGTTCTTTTGAGATATGAAGATAGAGTTATTTTTCAATTAGAACAAGTAGCAACTTACAATCCTAAAACTAGCAAAAAAGAAAACACACTAATCACTTATGATGCGATACCATGCAATATTAACCCCATTTCTAGAGCAAGAAAGCAACTTGAATTTGGTGATGTAAAAAACGATGTAAGTGTTCTGAGGATAAAAGAATCAATATCTTACCCTGTTAGCCACGTGTTGGTTAATGGCATTCGCTACAAGATAGTTGATACAAGGATATACAGACACGAAACGTCATATTATATCGAAGAGGTCAATTGATGAATATAGATGGATTAGACGCACTGTTAAACCAATTTCACGATATGAAAACCAACATTGATGATGATGTTGATGATATTTTACAGGAAAACGCCAAAGAATATGTAGTACGAGCTAAATTGAAAGCTAGAGAAGTAATGAATAAGGGTTATTGGACTGGTAATTTATCACGCAATATCA